AACAAATATGTCTTCGGCAAATTCTGATGATAGCATTATTCAAGTATACAGCCTTGAATTCAGGATGTCAACCGAATAATCTTGTGATTGGTATGCCTTGGCGTATTTCTTCCACAGTCCACTCAGTATGGCAAAGTTTCACGAACCACTCAGTTCTGTCAGGCAGACTCGGACTGTCTAATTCTGACCATTTAACACTAAGGTCAGCTGCAAGGCTGGATTGATCACAGAGTACAGGCACACCGCTGATAGCTGCTTGAACAGCTGGGCCACTGTTGTGATTGATTACACAATGATAATTGTAAAAAATATCAAAATCGTCATAACTGCCCGGAACCAGCACGGGCCGTTCTACTACTACACCAGACTGCTTGAACGGAAATGCCGAACGAGGGTGATATCTCACACGTATTCGTCTATGAGTATTCTGTTTTATTTTTTCAATAGTGTCTGCTACCCAGTTTTTCATCTCAGGCATCCCCTGCCACTGCAGACTTTCTTGATGCTGGCAGGCAATTAATATTTCGCCACGACGTTTTTCCGAAACTGGCTGTAATTTCATGCCTAACTGTTGGGGACGTGAATGATCTAGATTTTTTTCATTACCGAAACTACCAAGATTATTGATATGATTGAGACTTAATCTCCAAGTCTCCCCACGTTTGAGATTTCCGACTTCTATAATCATTACAGGTTTGCCTTGCTGTTGGCATCGGTCATAGATCATTTTATTTGATCTCATTCGGCCAGCCCAAAGCACAGACCAAATCACAGCCACATCTTCTTGGTCATTGACAATCTCATGACCCATTTGTTTTAGGCCGTGTTCTAGGGCGTCAAACACCGGCGGACTGTTCAAAGCACCATATTCGCGATATAATCTGAAGCGCATAATTTTAATAAATAATCTACGTAGTTAATACTGTTGTGTATTTATGGATTATGAATAAATTTCAAAAAAGACTGATGAAACTGTCACGTAACAACACGCATGCTCTGGTGTTAGGTTCGGCTTTTGGTATTTTAGACCAAGTCTTGGCAATTTATGACACAGTATTTGTGGTCAGCGAAGTGCCGCCGGATATTAAGGCAAAAAATCTCGTGTATAAAGAAAACTTTGTTAAATTAGATCACTTGCAGGATATGTCATCAATCTTTGTTGACATTGACCAGTTGGATCATCTTGATAAAGTAGAAGTTATATGGCGTAAACACAATGCAAAACTGTTTGTCGAAGGCGGCGATCGTGTAGAAAATGAAAAAGTAAAAATTTTATACGACTCTGGATGGGCCTGTACCAGTCTTCAGGGAATATTTCACGTATGGGAACATTATAGATGAAAATAGCAGTTGTTACCACCTTCCACGAAGAAGGTTTACAAAAATATGCACAACGTATGATTGATACATTCTGTGCAAACTGGCCTCATGAAGTAATTTTACACATCTATCCAGAACAATGTAATCCTGCCATTCGTGACCACAGCCATGTTACTCTAAAACGACTAGAAGAGATTCCGGAATTGATGACTTTTAAAAATCAATGGAAAGATGTGCCTAAGGCCAACGGCGATGTTTCAGCCGATCCGGTGAGATCTCTAAGAAAAGATTCAGGTAAGGGATTTAAATGGCATGCTGTGAGATTTGCTCACAAAGTTTATGCAATCTTTGACTGCGCTAAAGAAACAGATGCAGATATTTTAGTGTGGATGGATGCAGATACTATTTGTCACAGTCCTATCACTATGAAAGATCTTTATAGAATGATTCCTGCAGATTCTGAACTATGCTATCTTGGCAGAAAAGGCAAATATTCGGAATGCGGCCTGTATGCTATGAATCTGCGATCACCTAACATTCAACTTTTTCTCAAAGAATTCCAAAGATTCTATGATCAAGCAGAGCAAGGAATTTTTCAGTTAGCTGAGTGGCATGACAGTTTTGTGTTCGATGCGGTACGAGTAAAATTTCCGCAGATGCGACAACTAGATTGGGCAGCACACTTGCATGATCTACGCCCAGCACCGGGAATGACGTCAGGCGAAGGACACCCATTAATTAATAGTCAATGGGGCGCATGGTTAGATCATCTCAAAGGTGGTAGAAAGAAATTAGGTCGTAGTAAACCTGAAGATCTAAAAGTTCAAAGAACAGAAGCGTATTGGCAATGAAAAATTTTATTATTTGTTTATCGAAGATTCAAGCATCACTTGATACCGCTACTAAGTTAAAAAATCAATTAGTTGAGTTCGGCGAGGAAGTAGAATTATTTGAAGGCACCTATGGGAATGATGCCACAAAAATGATGAAGGACGAGGGAAGAACTATTCATCCTTGGGGCATTAAAGGTCCTCCTGCCGATGGTGTCATTAAGACTATGGATCCAGATTCACATTGGAGTCCGGGTGTCCAAGGATGCTTTTATAGTCATTATCGTCTTTGGCAAAAGTGTGTGGAGCTCAACGAACCTATTGTTATTTGGGAAGACGACATTGTTCTGGTGAGACCTTATGTACCGGTTGAATGGAAGGATGTGCTGGTGTTGGCGTTAGGTCACCCTAAAAAAACTGACAGGTATCGTCATTACTACGATAATCCCGAAGGTGAGGCGTCGGCAGCTGATTACTATCAGAGCTCGATGCCAGGTTGTTGTGGATACGCAATCAAGCCAGCAGCCGCTGAAAAATTATTAAACACATATGCTAAAACATATCTCCCTGCCGACAATGCTATCAATCAACATCATGTCATAATTCAAGTACATAACTACGTAATGGGTATGGCGTTGACTAAAAAGGATGGCAAAAAAAGTTTAACAAATGCAAAGACAAGTTATTGGGGGAATTTTAATGTCATATAGTTGTTATGTGATTTCAAATAAACCTCATCTGTTTGATCCCATTAAACAGAACATAACTCCTGAAAAAATTAATTATTTCGACGGCACCGGATATCCTTCTTTTTCAAAATTAGTAAATGAGTGTACAGCAAAAGCAGACACTGAAATTGTAATCATAATGTCTGATAAGGTTTTGCCAACCGCCGCTGATGTGCAGAAAACAGTGTCTCTCATCAACCAAGGGTACGGATTAGTTGGACTGTATAGATTTGGATTTTTTGGTTTTAAAAAACAATTGATGAGGCAAATCGGAATGATGGATGAGCGATTCGTTGGTGGCGGGTACGAAGATGATGATTTTTATATTCGCTTGCAGGAAGCTAACATTGCCATGTATATAACTGAAGAAGTTGCATATTCTAAAAGTAGATCGTCATGGAATTACAATCAATCAAGAATACATTTTTTGCAGAAATGGATTGACACAGATAATCCGCAATATAATCCAGAAGCAAAGGCTTCTAAAGATTTTGTAAAAAGAAAATTGACCGAAGAACACTATGACTATGATCTAGGCCCAGCAATCGATACTACATTTTTAGCAGCTGATAGCACAGTAGCGACTCCTCGAAAGTCAAGAAAATATATATAAGGAACACATATGAGTAGTATTATTATCAACCATCTACACAAGATTGAAGAATATTCTTACTTAGAATTAGGAGTTAATGACAATGTTAATTTTAATTCGATCAAGGCTAAAAATAAATTCTCAGTGGATATGAATGGCAAGGCGATGTATACCGGAACAACTGATGAATATTTTAATTCTTTGCCAGCTGAAGAAAAATTTGATATCATCTTCATTGATGCGAATCATGATTACGACTATGTAGTACGAGATTTTAACAATTCAATAGACCATGCTACCAAATGGATTCTACTGCATGATATGATTCCACCTTCTAGAAAATATGTCCAGTCTAGTCGATGTTCAGACTCTTTTAAGGTCTTGTATTACATGCTACAGGAAACATCATTTGAAATATATCCAATGGACACTAATTTTGGATTTACATTGATCAAACTTCCGGCCACTAAAATTAATCCAGCAGAATCATATAAATCTGTATCATATGCTGAATTTATGGAATTTATAAAAACCAAAAAATTATATTCAGATGATGAAATAATCAACATGTTAAGGAGTCAAGATGTTTAACGGTACTAGAATCTTTGTTAGTGGTGCTACTGGCTCATGGGGGCAGACATTAATTGCAATGCTATTAGAAAAATATAATGTAAAAGAAATTATATGTTTTTCTAGAGGCGAGTTACAGCAGGTGTTAATGAAACGAAAGTTTAATAATTCTAAACTTAAATTCATCATCGGTGACATTCGAGATTATGAAGCTGTTAGAATCGCCACAAAGAATGTTGATTATATTTTTCACCTTGCCGCATTAAAACATGTTCCGGTGTGTGAAGAGAATGTTCAAGAAACAATTAAAACAAATGTCAACGGGACTACTAACATAGTCAATGCCGCCATTGAAAATCGTGTAAAGAAAGTCATTGATGTTTCATCAGATAAAGCTGTAGAACCGATTAATCTGTACGGAATGACCAAAGCAGTAGGCGAAAAGATTATTGTTCAAGCCAATGATCTAAGCGACTACACAAAGTTTGTTTGTATTCGCGGCGGCAACGTAATGGGATCTAGCGGTTCTGTTATTCCGTTCTTTATTGAACAGATCAAGTCAGGCGGACCTATCACAATCACGGACGTGAAAATGACACGCTTCTTTTTAACATTAGAAGAAGCTATCCTGTTGTTATTCAAAGCAAGCATTGACAGTATAGGCGGGGAAACATTTGTAATGAACATGCCTGCATGTTATATTAAAGACCTTGCAGAAGTATTAATGGACGAATACGGAGTAGTTGAAGTTAAAGAAACAGGTATGCGACCAGGTGAAAAGTTAGACGAGATGTTAATTTCACATCATGAATCGCAGTTGTCATTCTGTTACGACAACAACTATTTCTTAACGTTACCGGCTGGGTATAATCAGGCATTGGCCACTCGTTATCAAGATCATACTCCATTTCCTTACAACGAATTTTCGTCTGTAACTAAGATTATGAATAAGCAAGAAATTAAAGAAATGCTTAAGAAAGGTAAGTTTATATGAAAGTTTTAGTAATTGGTGCCAATGGAATGGCCGGGCATGTTATCACTCGATATCTTAAACAGCAAGGTCATAAAGTCACTACTTCGGCTAGATCGAATTCTAATATCAATATAGACATTGAAAAAATTAGCCACAACGATTCATTTTTTACAATGTTAACAGATTATGATTTTGTTATTAACTGTATTGGGTTATTGGTTAAAGATAGCATTGACAGACCCGATAGAGCAGCAATTATTAACTCTTGGTTTCCGCATTATCTAGAATACAATCTTAAAGATTCCAGTACTCGACTAATACATCTGTCTACGGATTGTGTGTTTGACGGAAAGAAAGGCGAGTACGTCGAAAATGATATTCACACCGAAATGAATGCCTACGGCAGCTCGAAATCAAACGGTGAAGTTAATAATTCTAAAGATATTACATTTAGAATGAGTATAATTGGTTCGGAAATAAAAACAAATGGCACCGGGTTGTTTAATTGGATTTCGACTAATCCTCAACAAGAATTGCAAGGTTGGGACAACGCCTGGTGGAATGGTATTACTACTTTAGAACTTGCTAAATGCATTGACAAATATATAAATGATCCTACGATATCTGGGATTTATCATCTTGTTAGTAATAAAAATAAAATTAACAAATATGATCTACTGTGCAAAATAAATGAAGTGTATGCTTTCAACAAAACAATAATTAGAACACAAGGTCCTAAGCCAGTTAATAAAATTTTAATAGATACTCGTAATGAATTTAATTTCGATATTGTTGACTACGATACAATGATTGCTGAAATGAAAAAATTTAATTAAAATTTTCTAATAAGTTGTAATTGTAGTAGTTTTTGTAATCTACCACAGGCCCTAGATATTTTTCTATAAGATTTAGGGCTTCTCCAGTTTCCCATTCAGTTCTAGAAAATTGACTCCATGCTAGATGTTCATGCCATTGATCTCTCCCTGCTGGTTCTGTAGGATCTTGCCAATTATCTAAGAAAGTTCTTCCAGCTGCCCATGTCGGGCATGGTTCTAGACTTATTACTTTTTTTCCATACCAAAATGCTTCGCAGGTGATTGCAGATGATTGAGAAATTACAAGATCTGCCCAATCTAGATCATCCCAGATCGTTGCCCATCGTAATGCAGATTTTCTTGCTTTTGGTCTAATCCTAACTGTTGCTCCTGGAAATTTATCCATCAGTTGATCAGTCCAGCTGCCGTTTTGATTAGACTCCCACACCTTACCTGTCATTTTACTAGGAGCCAATAAAATATTTTTAATTGTTTTAACCTTCCAAGGATGTCTGGGAAGTTCGGTTAAACCCCATCTAGAATATGGTATTGGCATCAATTGTGTATTAGCCCATCCGTTCACACTATACCGCCACCACCATCGACCTTTGCCTATATGGTTACCAAGATACCCTCGTCCTATATAGATTGCAGGTTGAGAATTTTTAAGCCAGCGTCTTACCTCATATCGTAATAAATTTGACGCTGTGATTACCGGAATGTCTGATGACACATGTTCCCAGGTATCGACAACCTTTGTGTTTTGCCAATTTTGAAACCATGGATTTTCAACAAAGTCTTGGTGTGTTATTTGAAATTTGTACATTAAGTTATTTAATAAACTTACGTATGTGCTGCCAGCACTCTCCACTAACCAGTTCTTGAAAATTCCAGTGAAACATGCTGATTCTTTCAACCCATGGCTGTCTATCCGGCATGTTTGGTGTTTCAATTTTCGCTAGATCAGTGTTGGCAATTTCTGCACATTGACTATTGAGTGGATCCATAACAAAGATAGGAACACCCTCTATTGCCGCTCCTACAACGGGACTAGAATTATAATTAACTGCTGCCCAACAATTTTTAAGATCATCTACTAAGTCTACATTAGTACTGAGCCTAACTGCTTTAGAAAATTTTATTTTACATTTAGGGCTTCTAGGATCGAGATAATCACGTGCTGCTTTATCGCCGGGGTGAGCTCGAATAACAATAGGACGGTCTGTGTATTGTCTTAATGTGTTAACAACCTGTATAGCCCAATCTTGAACGTCGAGGCCTGCCATACTCCACCCGCCATTTCGCTGTAGGCAAATCAATATATGGTTACCTTGAGATCGATAGTCTTTTAAACTTAAATTTAAATTATTACTGATTTTTTGCCAGCGGCTAGGATCAGTCTCGGTATCGAAATAAAAACCTGTTGTTGGGAATACTCCATCAAAACTATATCTAAGATAGTGTAAAGGATTTGCTTTATTTGTATAAAGGAACAAGCTGCTGTCGACGATTAACGATCGTTTGTTATTTGTTTTTTGTAGATCTATGGCCGCTCTTCTTAATCTAAGATGAGGTGCATCTTTGCCGTGCTCGTGTACAAATCCCTGAATTAATGCTACATCGCAGGGAATCGCATCCATGCCCTTATGTAAAATTCCAGTGTCGCCCGATGCCGTAACACCTTGGCAGAAATTAGTTAAAATTAACGGTTTTTCTTGATTAGTATTATTAGGGGGGATTCCGCTAAAGTATGCAACAGCAGTATATTTAGACATGATATTTTTTTACTATTGTTGATGCAGTACCGTCTATTAATTCATCATAGGTAAATTGGCTGTAACTGAGCGTACACAACCAGTTGGCAAGATGAGGTCTTGCAAGATCATTTATTTCCGAAATCTTTGATCGACTAATTGAATTAGTAATATGTTTATCAAGTGTGATTATAGGTACGCCAGCCCACACTGCTTCTGTAGCAGCATTTGAATTGATGTTTATAACACAATAGTAATCATCGTCGCACAATTCTTTATATAGATTTTGTCTAACTTTCTTACTTAGTTTTTCTCTAATAACTATTTTTTTGTCAGTATATTTTCTAATTTCAACTTCGACTTCTTTTTTCCACTGGGCGATATCAATACCAAACGTTCTTGCAGAAAATCCGCCGGGTTCTATAATTAAAATTTTATCACCGCCTTCTCTCCAAGATTGTGGAAACGATTCAAAAATTCCCAACCTATCTACTGGGGGATTAAACATTGCCGAATGGTGCAAGTTATTTCTAACCAATCGATGCCATACTTTCTGTTTTCCGTGTAAAAAGTTTGTATACCCTGTATCAATAAACCAGAATGGATGCCCTCCTCCCATTCTCGACAGTAACATTTGTTCATTACCGTCCATGTTTCTAAAAAAGCATGTTTCGGCGGATTCTTGATAAACTGACCGCCTAACTAACTCTGTATTCGAGTCAATGTGCAATGCTGTTGATTTAACAAATCCTTGTTCATTGCTGTCTTTGTATAATTGCAGAATATTGTCAGCACCTAAGGTTTCTATAATCGCTGTAATATTTTTTCTAATAACATATTCTTTTCTCTTGCGGGTACCGTCTAAAAAATTTTGAAGTTTATTAACATGTGCTCGTAGATCGTTGCTTACTGCTGAGTGCAGTTTTCCTTTTATCTTATCTTTGAACTTGTGTAGTTTTCCAGAATCTCGTTTTTCAATGACATTTAAAATTTCATTACCTAGTTCTTGCTCATTGTATTCTAGAGATAACGCAGTTTCTATATCAGCGTCACTGAAACTTTTAGTAATCAGTGTCACTAAAAAATTTGCTATCTCTTTGTCGCTTATTAGTGCTTTCATATTTTAAAAATTCTTCTGTAATAATTCTAATGCACGTCCGGAAGATAACTCGCTGTTGTGAAACTGCCCGTAAGCCAAATGGCAGGCCCACTGGTATCTCTCATCTGTGTCCGGGTACCGAGGAGTTTCTATCAAACTGAGATCTTGTAGTCCCATTGGAGCTGCTGCGTTTGAAGGGGCTAACGTAAAAACAGGAACGCCATAAAACACAGCTTCTGTGGCTGCTACACTGTTGAAAGTCACTAGAGCAAACACATCGTCATCTAGTGCCTCTTGAAGTGTATTAGTAACCATTCGATCTAATCTTTTAGCTGCACGATCACGAATTTCTATCGGACGATCGGTATGCTGTTTAATAGTTGACACTACATGATCCAGCCATGTCTGCATATCGTAGTCGTAAAATCTCATGGGTTTGTCGTCAGGTTTCGCAATCAATATTTTTCTACCAGGCGGCTTCCATTCGTGTATTTTTTTATTAAAATGACGGAACCTGTCATCGGGTCGCTTTATCACAGTGTTATGCTGTAGATCATTTTTTACTATGCGATGCCAGTACTTCCATCCGTTGGGATTAGAATCTGTGATCTCGTTACCGAAATAACCTGTATCCATATAATAGAAATCACGTTGATCTTCCCAACACTTATGAATTATTTTCTTTTTAAGAATGCCTCTCAGCACAATAGGATCTTGACTGCTGCTGTATTGAAAATTATCAGTTGCTGTAAATTTAGTCTTACAGCCTTGTGCAAACATGTTAATATACGGATCTTCGCCGTTCTTGCTGAGAAATATCATAAGCCGCGCTGTAAACAGTAATCAACATAGAGCCTTTCTCTATGCCATTCGTTTGCAAAATCTCCTTGGTCAGCGAACTCATGAAAACATGGAGTACCTAACGTATAATGAACTAATTTTGCTAACGGGTTACGATCATATTCTACATCCAACCAATTCCATTCAGCAGGAAGTTCTCCAATTAGATCATCGGTTAACCATGTAAATCTATGTAACTGTGCGCCAGTGGCATTCTCTATAAACTCAGTAGTAACTACTTTATTTGCAGCGTGTTCGCAGTTCCAGAGGATGACGCTTGACCAATTTTTTCTAGGATAGTCTTCGTTCTTTGACCCTAGATACTTTTCTGTCATCTTAGTTTTATAGTCGTGCTTGACAACCATAACCGCCTTTGACTCATCTCTCAACGCCCATAGTTTTTCGATGTCATCACGTAACAGCATATCGCCGTCCATAAAGATTGCCCATCCTTTATATTCCATAAGATGTGGAACAAGGAAACGACTATAGATAAATTGATTACTACCGTCGGTGTGTTTTTCTTCATAGTCTTGCATGTTCTTTAAAGCAAGCGGAGTTATAGCTACGGGTTTACTAGAATGTCTAATAATACTGTTAGTACACACATGAAATGCAATAGCTTCTCGCGGGTCGTACCCGATAAAAATATTAATCATTTTCTTTCTATATCCTCTTCAACACATTGTTCACCGTATTGTATTTCTACAATTCTACAAGGTGTAGTATACGGATTAGTTAACTGATGCCAATCATGCACTGGTATTTTAAATTCATCGTGTATTGACAGTTGTTTACTTGGAAGTGCATAACCGTTAGGCATTGTACTATTTACTGCACAGTTGCCTTCACTTACAATCCAATATTCCGATCTATGTTGATGCCGTTGCATACTTAAACTGCACCCAGGATTAACAGTAAGTTCCTTTACTTTCATTCCTGGTACTTCGTGTAATACACGATAGTAGCCCCACGGACGTTCTGTCTTAGGTGCTTTCCATTCTTGTAAAATCCAACTACTAGAATTTTTTTTATCTTCGCCGCCAACTCCAAACACAAAGTCTAAGTGAAGCATTTCTTGAAGTAGATCCATCTCTGGGATGTTTTCTTTTGTTCGATCTCCGCCGTTGGCAAAGATTATCTGAGCTGTTGGATGAATTGCTCTGACTTTCTTAATGGCGTCTTTGGCGCTGTTATCGCTGTCGTCAAAGTTAATAACTCGATCAACATAGTGAAGTGCGGCAATGATAGATGCACGTTCTTCCCAGGGCATAAATTCTTGCCCTTTCTTTCGGCGTAACCACTCATCAGAATTAACTCCGACGATTAACGAATCGCCAAGTTCTTTAGCTGCGTTGATATAGGCGATGTGCCCAGAATGAAGGGGATCGAAACCCCCTGTGATTAGTACAATGCGTTTCATGCAGATATTTATCTGCGTATATTACCCAGCATTAAAGACTGGCGTCTTCTAACCCAGATACTCGTAGTTTAACAATGTTACTTAAATGCCACTGTTTTTGATCCAGTGCTTTGATAATACCCAACCACTTGTTACGTAGTAGGGCAAAATCGTTGATGATCTTTTCAAAATCTACAACATCAGCTTCACCTTCTACGAACTTTTCACAGTCCCTAGAAGATAAAGCTCGTTGATAGTTTTCTAAATATTTGCGAAAATGTTGACTGCGAAGTCTACGAAGTTCAATGTTTAAGTACTCAAGGATACCTTCAATTTCTTGAAGTTGATTAAAGCGTTCTTCCACGATGCCGGGCATTTGCGAACTTGCCTTCTCGATGTTACCCGCTATGCGGACATCTTGTTTTGCTTCGATTAACTCAGCTTCATAATAGGCCGCAGCATCTGGAATGTTGCTTATATCTTTACTAACCTTGTCGTACCAATTCATTTATTCCTCTTCGTCGTAGCTGTCTACATCTTCTTCGATCTCTTCACCGTCGATGGCGTATGTGATAGCTTCGTCAAGAAAAGGATCTACTCCTTGCAAACTGTCTAACACACTTTCTTTGATACCGTAGTCAAGCAATGTGTTTACAAAATCAGTGGCCACATCCGGTCTTTGTTTTTCAGGAATATGTCCAATTACCACATGCCATAGGTCAGCAATTAAATCTTCTTTCATTGAGATTCCTCCAAGTCTGGTTCAACTGTAGTAGTTATCTCAGATGTGGAAATTTCACCATGTTTGGAAATATCTTCCATGGCAATGTCTAGGCCGTCTTTCTCATTACGTTCCCAAGCCTTGCGGAACTGCTTGATGATCTCGCCGTCTTTGGTAGTGTAGACAAGGCTGTTACCTTCTTTCTTGAGCATGCCTTTGGCTTCGAACAGGTCGACTAATCCACTATATGGACTCATACCTGTTTCATAAGGAATCTCGACCTGCACACTTTCAAACGGCTTTGCATAACGAGTTTTCATGATCTTACAAGCAGCACGAATACCTTGCACAGTTGTGGTCTTGTTGCCATCAGCATCGAGTTTCAGTTTCAATTTACGCATGGCAACCACGATTGAACTGGCGTAGATAAAACCTTGACCGCCACTGATCTTGTCGTCTGGATCAAACATGTCTTGGCTTGCGTATGTGTGATTGGTTGCGACTAGACCAATACCTAGACTACCAAACATGTTTACACAATTACGAACCAGTGCTGTGAGTGCTTTAGGTTTACGGCCCATGTCACCTTTGAGATCCCCGGCTTGAAACTGGTTAACATCAGTGGGAGTCAGTAACATTCCAAGACTGTCAATGATGAACAATACTTTAGGACGCTCGTCTTCTGGCATTGTCTTGTATTCTGCAACAAATTCTGTAATAGTTTTTGCCACATCGTCAATCATGGCCATGTTAAGTTTCAACAACTTATCTGGACTTGTATCAACTTCAAGTGCGTGTAACCATTTCTCGTCAAGCGCATTTTCTGTATCAATCAAGATCGGAAAGATACCTTGTGCTTGTGCATTCTTAACTAGATTGCCTGAACAGATAAAACTCTTACCTGCGCCACTTTCGCCTGCAAATACTGTAACTTTACCTAGCGGAATACCACGTTTAAAGTCTCCGCTAATAAGATAATTTAATGCATAGTTGTTTGTACTGACCCAATCAGTTGGGTCGTTAAAGCCAATACTTAAACCGTCAATAGATTTAGTAATTGACTTTCTAAATTTAGAAATATCAAATGCTTTTGCCATATTAATTGTCCAGGTCCATTGCGTTGTATTCTTTGATTAACGCAATTAATTCTTCTTCTGTGTTGCAGACTGTTTTAGAATTCTTCCAATCTTCTTTTTTGTCTCGTCCACCGATCTCTACCATCCAAGCGTTGTCATAGCGATTGATAGTAATCGATTCATTTACTTTTGATAATTTAGTTAGTTTTGCCATATTTTTCTCCAGAGATATGAAAGAGAGTGCGAGGCTTGCTCGCACTACTCTAGTTTAGTCTTATTACTTTTGACGATTGCGAATCATGGCAAGAATGTCTTGCGCACGACTAGCAGATTCTGTTGAAGCTGCCGGAGCGGCTGCTGGAGCGGCCTTAACTACAGGAGCTGGTTCGTCATCTGCATCTGCAATAGGAGCAGCAACAGCCGTTGGTCTATTAGGATCACCAGTGGCTTGGCTCATGCCTGCTGGTTTAAAATATTGTCCCCAACGTTCCATGTCATAGGCTTCACCATCTACAGAAGCTTCAAACATTTCTTTCATGACTTTAAGTTCAACT